TTTCTTTTTCTCCGCTTGGATAATGCGTTCGCGCAAACCAGAAGAACTGTAGTCGTGCTTCCTGGAAAGAAACTTTACTTGAAGATCTAAACCATATCCAGTATAATCATCACGGTGAAAATAGTCATCGCCGAGGAATCGAACATCCCAATCATATCCAGTCAACAGGTTCAGTAGATCTGCTTCTGTGTCATATGGAATTATCTGATCAACATACCTACATGCATTGACCTGAACATAACGTTCAAACAAATTCTGCACAGGTTTGTTCTTCTCGGGGCGGTCAAGAGTAGGGTCAGACTGCAGTGCTACTACAAGTCGGTCACAATTCTCTTTTGCTTCACATAGTGCCAAAACGTGACCTGCATGAAACAGGTCAAAACAACTGGCAATAATACCTACACGTTCTTCGCTCATTTGATCACCGTCAGGTTTTCAGGAGCAACACAGTGACGACCAGCATCAGTCTCTACCAGAACCTGGCCAAGACTATAGCAGTAAGCAGTCTGATTAATCCGGAGATCTTCTGCTGCATTTTCCGATTTTACAACGGACATAATCAACAACGCAAAACCGACGATGAGTCCAATAAGGAATGTCGGAATGCTGAACACTACGTCAAAAACACCTTCAAGAAAACTTTTCATGGTATAAAAACTCCAATAACAGTTACAATTATAATTAAAAGAATAAAACCCAAACAACCACTGCTGTCCAGACCATCCCACATAGCCCGCTGGCGAGGATGATTAGTCATACTCGATACCTATTTTTTCTAAGATTGAGGAGATGACTTATTGCCAAGTCTATAGACTTATTATCACCATGAATTTCCCATAGTTTTATACAGTCATGCACCCTCGATACCATCTCATCTTTATTCAAATGATAATCTGCTGGACAAAGATATGCATCGAATGAGAATAACCCTGTACGCACATTATGCATACTTTTCTTATTAGTCATACTCGATACCTTCGTCTTGTTTGCGACCCATGTAATGGTCGTCGCTTACGCAATGAAACTGTGCCTGGATTGGACTGTTGATGATAGTCCGAACGACCTCACCTGCGAACTGTTCACACTGCTCTTTACTCGCAGTCTCGTAAACATCCTTTGCTACGAACTCACCTTCAGCGGTGAACAGATATACAATCAACCAAAAACTCATACTATAACTCCTACAATCAAAATACCAACCACAAACGCATTTACTGCAATCAATGCTTTATCCTTCATAGCGAACCCAGCATAACCCCAGAGACCAGCACCAGCGATAGAGATCAACAGATCTGCCGTGTGATAATCAAATGCGCGACAGGTCGCAGCAACGACCACGCATGCAGTGCCCAACCACTTCATAGTTTCGAGGAACATGTTCTTTTTCACAACTTCAGTCATAATCAAATCCTTAAATTGCATCAAAACCGAAGGAAGCGCAACGGAACAGTTTTCCGTCAACCTCGAGGATGTCACCGACTGACATCGAGGAGCAGGGACCGAGTTTCTCAACCGTAGCACCTTCCCAAAGATTCATGGCAGCGAATGCTTCTTCCATGTCAGCGGTGTCAACGTTAGCAACATGGGTGTAGTACTGGAAGTTCTCTGCTTTGAAGGTGCCATCAAACGAACGATCAAAGTATGCCTTGATGCGATCACTAGTTTCGCCGTTATTTACTGCAGCGATTTCAGCGTCAGTCAACTGGATTTGGTAAACTTTAATCATTTTCACATTTCCTTTTCTCATCTTATATTCCATTCTACCATAAAAATGAGAAAATGTCAAGCCCCTAAAACGAAAATAGATGAATTATTTTTAATAAACTCGCATCTTTCTAATCAGTCGGTTCATTGTATCTTCGGTCGCGCTCACATTCAACACTAGCATCGTGCATCCATCATCATATGAAAATAGTGAGTGTGCCTTGGTCGTATTCATAAAATATGTATAACCTTCCCGTAACTGGACAACCTTACCGTCAAACACCCAAGTCATGTTCGATGAGTGGAAATTGTAGAACGGCACGACAATTCTAAACATATTATTGGGCAAACCGAACTCGTGATCTCTATGGGGAGGAAAGAATCCACCCCTGTCTAATCGTAGGAAGTGCGAACGACCCACGGAATCGCCGAAGAAATCGAAGAGTTCTGACACCTCTGGTATCTCATATGAGAGTGGAGTTCTGACTTTGAAATCTTTGTCATAATAAAGTTCCTTTGTGTCCCTGTAGTATTCCATCAGACTTTCTAGATCGGGGACACCAGAGTATCCGCCATCTAAACTGGTGATAGATAACCCATATCGATTATACCCATCTTTATACGAATTATATTGCCTCCACCCTGGATGATCAAGAATGAGATCTTTGTATGCATTTACATCGATCTTGTGAAACCCAAGTTCAACTATGTCTCCATATGAGATTACAAATTCAGTGAGCGGATTAAATTCCATCAATTAGTTCCTGGATCAATTTTACCAAGTTGGTCGAATGCCCATTGTCTCTCATGGCAATGATAGCATCTAGTGCATCGACCAGCAGGCAGTTGCGTGCAGGAGTGCGACAACTCTAGCAATGGTTCTGTGTTGAACATAAAATGTAAGTCTATTGTATGAGATTTATATAGATGATTGAATGGCAAACTTATAATCTCTGGCCAAGGATTTTCTGCCACCCGAAATGGGTTGACTGCAATATCAGATTCAAACGGCCAAGGTTGTGGTACTGCTCTCTGGTCTGCTAAGAAAATATGGAGGGAACTGAACGCAGGATCGTACTTAGCGAAAACTGCCCTGACACTTTCGCTTATCTGCACCGAGTGGTGCAAATCTTGCACGTTTTCTGCACCGAAGATTATTGGTTGTGGTAGATTAATATCTAGTTTTTCGTTTATCCAATTTACGATCCCTGCGCTGTGCAGTTCTGCGCCATCTGTTTTCGGGACAGTGAAAATATATTTAATCTCGTCTGTGGATCTTCCTGTTTGTATCAACTCAAGGCACATCAGATACAGCAATATTGCGCTGTCGGCACCACTGCTCAGCATTATACCAATGCTTCTGTCCTCAGGAATTGTCAATTGAAATGTATCTGGACTATCTTCTGGTCCGCACGTAATAATCATGTATAATCTTTCCTATTGCTGGTTTTTGCAGTTATTTCTGCCAACGACAATTGTCTGTGCGGTTCATTCGTTGTTTCCGCCGCATCACCATAACCTTTACAAAATCGACAAGCATTTATGTTAATCTTTTCACTATTGATTGCTTCATGATACCGTTCAATAAACTGATCATCAATTGGTATACCATCAAGTTCTTTTAAATCATATGGTAGAGGAACACCAATCGCTTTATAATATCCAGGACGGTGAATGCTAACTGCGCATCGATAATATTTTCCATCCACGAATGTGGAACAATAGGTTTTTGAAGAGCAAGAAGCATATACTGCTTGTGCGGTATCTTCATCGTGTTCTTCAAATTGATCCAGCACACGAAACTCCTCGCCCCATGCTAATACTGCCCGCAGATCTTCTAGTGATACATTTTGTTTCCAAGAGACCATACTTTTCGGATGGTCCGGAACATTCTGCAGATTCCAGCGTTGCCCTCGTTCATCTAGATAGTTAAAAATCTTGTCATAGTTTATCCCTGCATTTTCATATCTGCTGATAGTAACGATGTCACAATTGTCATAAAACTCATCTGGCATTGACATCAGTTTTACACCATTGGTGAGAACAGCAGTAACATCACATAATTTGCTCTGCTTTGCGTATTTCAGATACTCTGCGATCTCTGGATTCAGAGTAGGTTCACCGCCAAGCAAACGCAGAACGCCAAGATGCATGTATTGTGAGAGATTGTCCACATCTCGCTTAAAACTTTCAAAATCAGAAAATTCTTCTTCTCGGTATGGAGATCCAGTAATACAGTTTGCGCATTTTAAATTACAATGCCAACTTATGTAGTATTCCAGAAATGGAAGTTGAATCATTATGCTTCATTCCATTTAATGGATTCAATAGTTTTCAAAAATGACTCTCGATGCGACTCATTCCAAATAAGATAACCAATCCACTGTTTTACGCCACGAATTCTGAGAGGACCAGCAATTGCTGGACCTGGATGTATTCTTACTCCTGGTTTGGCGTAATGTTTGCCGTTTTCCATAAAATATCCAGGATGATTTTTAGGGTCATTCAGTGCAATATATCTGGGGTATAATTTAACATTGTATTCGTTTACCGACATGAATGAACCAAACCTGCCAGTTTCCATACTAGCATCAACGGCGAAATCTGATAGAGCACCTTGTACCCGAGGCAATGAATATCCAGGAACAGTATAAGATCGGGAACCTGTTTGTGTCATTTTTTCATCTATGTCAGAAACAGAGAAACCATTGCCGCATAAAATCTTATCGTCTTTCTTGTATATTACGTAACCATTACCAGCACCATCATATCGCTTTTCTTTATAAAGCAAATACAAAAATGATGCAGTATTTTCCTCCCATCCAACAGGACTCATGTTTTGTGCTCCTGGACGTGTATCTCCTAGAGATGCTTCACAAAATGGAAGAATCTTTTCCATTGGATACGTGCTATCAATTTTCTCTAAATCAATCATGGCAATATGTTCAGGCGCTTTCTTGCGCTTTCTAAATCTTCGTTGAACAGGTCATCATAATTCTCTGCCAATAAGAACTTAGCATTTTTACCTCGTAAATACGCACGTCTAACCATAGAGATAATTTCAGGTTTGTAGATACCATAGTTGAGCATAATGATCAAACATATCACCAACCAACCAAGTCCTCTGGTTTGCGCATACGTAAATGCCGCGAGACACATTTCACCCTTTACAGTTGGAGGATATCCTGTCAATGTATGCCAAGTGTCATGCGTGTCGCGGTTTCTACGCACCAACCAAACATGCGGGTGTTTCGCATCGATCCAGTTGTCTTTGCGGTTTAATCTTCTACTGACTTTCAATAGAAATTGCTGATTCGGAAATATCTTATGACATTCTTTACCGACAGAACCTTCTGGTCTTTCAGAAAGTGTCGGGAAATAGTCTGAAACTTCTTCGGAGTTGTATGCTGCCTCAGCACCCGATTCAGTTTCCAATAACTTTTTGAATTGCCAACGCAATGATGGCGGATTTAGTGCGCGAATAAGTTCAAAAATGTAAATTGTGTTTGCTGTTCTTTCGACCATCAATCGTTTAATTGCTTTATACGCACGAATATAGTCGATGTTATATTCTAGTCTCATCTAAAATAACCTTCAATTCACGAATAGTTTTTCTTACTTCTTTCGAGTTGCTCAGAAAAGAGTGGAAATTACCATTATCTCCCAGATCATATGTATATAGATGCACATCGGTAAGAACATAGTTTATATCTGGATTATAGTATAATTTATAAGATGCAACTATGTCCTCTGAACCGATAAAGTTCTCATCGAAATTGAAGGTGTTGATTGCCTTTTTAGAATACAACAGCATTCGATTATACTGTAGATTGTTAGATAATAACTTACCAAGTTCTACCAATCGTAGTTTATCTATGCCCTGCACGTCAGCAAATTCGAACACATTACCGTCAGATAAAAATGCAGTAGTATTGTTTTCAGTTCCATTACATGTCACGAAACCATCGATCAAACCAATGACATCAACATCGGGATTATCGTCCACGATCTTGGCAAGTTTGATCAGTGCATCAGGGGCAAGATAGTCATCTGCATCAACTTGCATGTAATAGTCATGCGAACGAGTTCGGAAAATCTCTAGAACAGAATTCTTCCCTCTCGCTGGTGTGCCGTTAGATTCAGTTACCAGAAACTCTACATTGTATTCCTGCGCAACAGATCTCGCCTTCCCTACAAATGAAAAATCGAGAGTGTTGCATACCACAACCACATTACTGGTTTGAGGCAGAACACTCTCGATACAACGTTTTAATTTTTCAATGTCCCTTGAAGTAAGGACTGCAACCAATATATTCATCCAACAAGCGACCCACCTGCCTTTTTCCTGATTTTTTCTACAGCGTCGCGAGTCTTCACATCCTTGGCAGACTTAGAACCATACTCCGTTGCGAGCGGTGAATTAGGATTGGCATCAGCGACGCGAGACATGACTTCCTTGAAGTGATCAGGAATCTTCCCGCCACCGTCAGAACCAGGAGCATGTAAGAAGTTAATCTTCTTGTAGAGAATCTTAACTGTTCCATCGTTCGTGAGTTCTTTCATGTCATCATATGACATGGTCTGTTCCCACTCTTCACCTGTTTCTGTGTTTATAAAATCATATACTGGCATTGGTCAACCTTTTCCGTTGTTATTCTTATACTTATAACTGGTAGCCCCGAGGAGTATCGATCTCCCTTCTCCGCCGTGAAAGGGCGGTGTCCTAGCCAGTAGACGACGGGGCCATAAATTATAGACCAATAGCAGTGCGATATGTTTCAAGAATCATATCTTCTTCCTGCCGAACATGCGCTTCCTTCTTGCGGAGGCGAATAATCTGGCGAGTTGCCTTAACATCGTAACCTTCACTCTTAACATCAGCGTAAACATTTTTACGATCTAGTTTCTTGGCATCAATTTCTTGTTCAATGGTTTCGATACGCTCAACCAACAAACGATACTTATCAATTGCAATAACATCAGTCATAATATACTTCCTTTAGAATGGAGTCACGAGTGGGATTCGAACCCACGGTTTTCAGGTTTTGCAGACCTGTGCATTGGGCCACTCTGCCATCGTGACATGGTACCAGCAGTAGGTAACGCTCCTACCGAACCAACCTTATGAGAGTCGGTTGTGCACTTGCACTGCTGGCATTGGTGCGTCTGGCAGGCCTCGATCCTGCGACCTCTCCCTTATCAGGGGAGTGCTCTACCAACTGAGCTACAGACGCGAAATGGTAGGGATGGTGGGACTCGAACCCACACTGGAAGGATTTTAAGTCCTCTGTCTCTGCCTTTGGACTACATCCCCATGGGGTGAATGACGGGACTCGAACCCGCGACATTCGGCATCACAAGCCGACACTCTAACCAACTGAGCTACATCCACCATGGCGGAAGGTGTGGGAGTCGAACCCACTCAACCATTTCTGGTTGACGCATTAGCAGTGCGTTGCATTACCGTCCTGCCCACCTTCCATCATATTACTTTACGTTTACGATACCCTTAAAGTCGTAAGGAACAATAATGGTAGAAACCTTACCTTCCTTAACTGCTTCCGCGATTGTCACAAGAGCAGTCGCTTCCATGTATTTAGTAGCACCAGCGTTAGCATTCAAAGCAGCAATACGTTCTGCTTCCAACTTCGCGGTACGAACCTCTACCAACTTCTGCTTCTCAGCATTTTGTGCCTGAACCAACTGGTTAGCAGACGCTACGATATTCGCAGCAGGTTTTACCTGACGAACAAGAACCTGTGAAATCGAGATAGAACCATCGAGTTTCTCAGAGGCAAGTTGCGCGACAATCTCTTGGCGAACCAGTTGCTCAATCTCAGCACGATTGTCTGCCATCTTCAATGACTCGTAACGACGAGCAACCTTGTAAGCAGCATTACGACCCAACTGGCGAATGTAATTATACATCAGCAGCGTATCGCCTTCTTCAGTGTCAGCATGGAAACCACGATTCTTTTCTACATAGATTTCAGCAGCACTAGTTGGATTGATCGAGTAGATGACTGACATATCAAAGTCAGCAACGGTCGAGTTATCAGCAGCAAGTGGTGTCAAATCAGAGACATCAACCTGCACGTCCTTGGTAGGAAACGTCAATACATCACCGAAAATGGTCTGGTTTAGAGATCCTGGTTGTAGTTCAGTAGTTTCAATCTGCTTGTAAGCATCGCGCCGAACACCAACTTCACCTGTTTCAATACGAGTACAGGCAGCAGTCGTTGCCATGAGACCAGCGAGAAGAACGACTTTAGTAACACTTTTCATAATAACTTTATTCCTTAGAAAATCAAAACGATTCCAGTAATCACGACCATCGTAATCACAGTACATACTATACTATAAGCAAGCAATTTAGTCAAGCCTAATTTTTCAGATTTATTCAAATCGCGAACAATTTGAATACCGAAGAACACACAGGTAAAAATGAACAGAAATGCAAGTATCATTTTACTCATAACAAACTCCTTCAAAAATGGTGGACACTCTGGGGTTCGAACCCAGGACCTACAGGTTAAAAGCCCGTTGCTCTACCGACTGAGCTAAGTGTCCGAAACTGGTTGAGGAACTAACCGTGATTCCTCGCGTGCCTATTAAGTAGCAACCCTAACTGGTAGACCCTGTTGGATTCGAACCAACGACCTGCGGATTAAGAGTCCGATGCTCTACCGACTGAGCTAAGGGTCCATAAAATTATGGATGCTTCCAAACAACCTTACGTTGTGATTTTGCAATCCGCGTTTGTTCTTCGCTATTCTTATAGAAGTCAATCCAACTATCATACTGTTTCATCGCAGCTTCTTTAGCAAGTTCCAAGGTTGGAAACATGTTCGAAGGATACCCACGATTTGCAGATGGATAGTGCTTTATAAGGTTCCAATTATCCATGAACGGCAAGAAACGATAAGTGCAGATCGCATACTCTGCGACAAACCCATCTTGCTCATTACCACGAACACGTACTTTCACACCGTAAGGAACTTTCTCAAACATAATCACATTCTCCATAACAAAAAACTGGTAGACGAGGAGGGACTCGAACCCCCGACCTAGCCGTTATGAGCGGCCAGCTCTAACCAACTGAGCTACTCGTCTAAACTTTAATACATCGGATCTTCTGGATCGACGTCTTCAACTGAGTAGGTAGGATACCATTCAGGAGTTTCACGCTCCAAGAATTTGATCATCTCTCTCGCCTTTTCTTCGGTCGAGTAGATACCAACCATAATCGAGTGATCTCCACCAGGAGATTCATTGTTCACGACATAAACTTGCATAATAATATCCTTTAGATATAGATTCGATGCTCGAAATCGGGATTCACATGAGCACCAACTACTTGACGCACGATGTAATAATAATCGATGAACCGATCACCGTCACGAGTATACACACCGTGGGCGTTCCGTGCTTCATCTTCCGACGCATACACGCCAAGGAGCACAGAACCTGCCATATCGAACTCACCTAGTAATGCAAAAACTTCCATAACCAATTTCCTTTCAAACTATAATATCACTATACCTCGAAATGTAGAAATTGTCAAGCCCTAAAATAAAAAAAGTGCCAAGTTTTTTTCCTTGGCACTTTTTATTATGGCGGAAGGTTAGGGAGTCGAACCCTAAAGGCGCTCATCACGCTCGACGGTTTTCAAGACCGCTGCAGTCACCAATCTGGTTGAACTTCAGAATCACTACTCTTCCTTTATACCATCCTTCTGGTATATTGTCAATAGATTTTATCTTTTTATTTTCTGTTCCATTTGTTATCCACATGGAACCGTGCTGAGAATTACGAGAACCAGATTGCGAGATAGAATTTTTCTCACCAATTTTTCGCTTGGAATCTTCGGTATGCTTTTTATCTTTCCACCAAAAACCATTATCTTCAATATACTGTTTAGTTTTTTGGGATCTAATTTTTGATTGCTTCTCGTACCAATCACCGCGATCCGCCCACAATTTTCTCTGTGTTTCTCTCCCTCGAGATGCAGATTTAACTATAGCAGACCTTGTTGCTGGATCCTCCAATCTACATTCGAATCCATTTCGAATTCCAGTAGAGTTTATATAACCAAACCCACCTTTGCCGCCTTCGCACAAATTATATGTAGATTCTAATAAACAGAATTCTTCAGTAACAAGTTCTTTTTCTTTTGCGTCCATTTCTTCTTCAGTTTCAAGCACATGAAGAATTTGTTTCTCAAAATTTTCTATGCCATATTTCTCTTGTGCTCGACGCAAGAGTTTACCAGAACCCATATAACCATCTTCAAGATCTTTTGTTTGGTGTTTACCAATATAGATCTTTCCGTTGACTTTGTTGGTTATTTTATAGACAGTATAAAACATGCATTAATCCCAGAAATTATAAACGAGTCTTACGTTACGCTCTATTTATAATTTCTGGGTTCTATGATGCCCCACCACGACTCGAACGTGGAACCTTCTGAATCAAAATCAGACGTGCTGCCAATTGCACCATAGGGCACTGGTACAGGATGACGGGATTGAACCGCCGACCGCCTCGGTGTAAACGAGATGCTCTACCGCTGAGCTAATCCTGCAAATTAATGTCTTACCACGTGATCAGCAGCATGTGTTGCTGCGAAAGAATCTGGTTTGATTTTAGCATCAAGACCAGTAGTTCCCTTCACGTATCCCAATGCTTCTTTAACAGCAATGTTAGATTTATGTTTAGGGTCTGGATTGATATCAAGGTGGATTTCTAGATGCCGATTACCAATTACATCAACAATTGCAGTTGCTGCTTCGATGGCAAATCCTGCTTCGGTGATCAGACGTTGCCGTAAGTTACCAAAGTCACGCATCTCTACGTTCCTAGAGAATAATTGACCACCATGCTTAGAATCCCTGTGAAGAATAATAACAGTGGAATACTTAGCATACCACTCACCACTACGCTTCTTGTATCGTATAGAATCGGCACCAATATAAACGGATGACGACTCACTGGAATTTAGAATTGCTTCTCTTGCTTCATCATACATACGTCACCCGTTTATAAATGGCGAAGGTGCGAGGATTCGAACCCCGATCGCAAGGTTTTGGAGACCTGCATGTTACCGTTACAACACACCGACAAAAACTGGTCGGGAATGTAGGATTCGAACCTACGACCCCCTGCTCCCAAAGCAGGTGCGCTACCAGACTGCGCTAATCCCCGATTATTTAATTACTTTGACTCTGCTGCAGGTGCTGCTGCTTCTGCTGCAGGTGCTGCTGCTTCAGCATCTAGAGGCGCTTCTGCTGCTTCTGATGCATTTGCTGTAGCAAGTGCTTCATCTGCTGCTGGACCAGCGGCTTCTGCAACTGCTGGTGCGTCCGACGCAGGAGTACATGCTGCTGTAAGTGCAATAACTGCTGCTGCCATAAAAGTCTTGATGTTCATACTTATTTCCTTTGTTAAAAATGGTACCCAAGATAGGATTCGAACCTACATCTTACTTCCAGTTACCTTTGGCTCCGTTCGTAGCGGAGAGGGATACTTGGGCATTAAACTTGGAGCTTCGTGTGAGAATCGAACTCACGACCTCAGGTTGGAAGCCTGATACGTTACCCCTACGCCAACGAAGCATAAACTTATTTATAATGGCGACTCGTACGGGACTTGAACCCGTGGCCTCTAGCGTGACAGGCTAGCGATCTAACCAACTGATCTAACGAGCCTAAATTGGTGGGAAGGTGAGGTATCGATCCTCCCCCGAAAACGGATGAGATTTACAGTCTCACTGCCAGAGCCACTGACTTTACCTTCCCGAAAATTCCCGATACTTCTGAAAAGTAAAAGTATTGGGAATT